AAGGCTGACGCGCATCGAAACCATGAATGGCATGGGCGGAAACGGTCAAGATCGGAAACGATGATGGGAAGATTGAAAATCATTCAAGTCAAGACCTTCTCCGACACGCTGCGGTGGGGAAAGAAGCCGTTCGTTTTCAAAGCCATCACAGGTATCTCTTTTGCATCAGGCGCGCCACGCTTGACGGTCAATGGGCACGGCATCGCCGAGAAATGGCCCGTGGCAATCACCCGCGTCGTCGGGCCGAAGCAGATCAACGCCCTGAGTGGCGACGGGGAGCAATCCGATGGCATCTAAGCAAACACTGAATATCGTCCGGGGCAAAACTCTGTCATTGGTTATCCGGTGGGAAACGACTCCGGTTGTCTCGAAGCCGATTACTGCGATAAGCCTAGCGACTGGCTTTCCTCGCCTCACGGTAACGTCTCATGGTTGTCCGGATGGCTGGCGTGGCTACGTCACTTCCGTGCAGGGCATGAAGCAGATCAACGCTGAGAACCCGGACAAGCCGCGCACGAAGGACTACCACGAAGCCACGGTGATCGACGCCAACACCATCGAGTTCAACGGATGGAACCCTGTCGATGACAGCGGGCGCGACTGGTCGGCTTATACCTCGGGTGGTTTCTTCAAGTACAACACACCCAAGAGCCTCGCCAACCAGACTATCCGCGTCAAGATCAAGGACAAGGTGGGCGGCACGACGCTGCTTTCCACTGAGGCGAGCGACACCCCGCTGAACCTGATCGTGGCGGATGCCGACGACGCACTCAAGGCAATCACCATCGAGATTGCCGCGACCACCACCGAAGACCTTACATGGGACACGGGTGTGTGGGAAGTCGAAGCAGAATATTCCGTGACCGGAAAGGTCGAGTCAATCATTGCCCCGTCTCCGGTAACGGTTGGGGATGAAGTAGTCACACCATAAGGAGCCATTCCCATGTCCATGTCAAACACAACCGAAACCGCCGCGCTCGATATGTTCCTGCGTGGCACCGATCCGTCCTATCGTGCCGGGGCTACGCAGTATCTCGCCCTCTTCACTGCGGACCCAACCGAGTCAGCATCGCTCTCCAACGAGGCAACTTACACGGGCTATGCGCGTGTTGCGCTGACCAAATCGAGCGCCTGGACCGGAACATCCTCGCCGTTCACCAACACAAGCCTGATCCAGTTCGGTGCGTGCTCCGGGGGGTCCAATACGATTACGCACTTTGCCGTTGTCGACACAGCCTCCGGTGCGGTGAGCATGATGATTTCCGGCGCGCTGTCCTCGTCGCTTGCAGTGTCTAGTGGCATTCAACCGCAGTTTGCCGGCGGCGCACTGTCGATCTCTGCCGACTGATGTTCAAGAATTTTCGTACCCTCGGCCAGTCGTTTGACGAAGGGCGTTCGTGGATCAGCACGTTCCGCAAGGTTCCTGCTGCCACGGCGACCATCACCGGCCAGTGGTACGACTATTCTTACGCATCAGGAAACCCGATCCCGAATTACTACGCAGCGAGTCCTCTGGTCTCGGCTGTGCTTGAATCGGACAAGGGCATCATTGTGCCGCGCATGGACTCCGGGCAGAAGCAATACCTGCATCGCCTGTCTGTGATGAGTAGCGGAGCGACGGCCAGTACGCAGCCGATTTATATGCTCGACTACCTGCTTTACTACCCGTTCGTTGATATGGACGCGGCTGGGGAAGAACAGTTGATGACCGCATCTACTCCCCTGCCGAGATACGCAAGCGGGGTCGGTGTGCAGATGATGGTAATCGCGCAGTCCCCTACCGTTGGCGGCGGGAGATTTACGATTACTTACATCGGAAGCGATGACGCGCAATACACCACGACGAGCATGTTCTGCGGGGCCGCACAGCCGTCAGGGGCCGTAGTCAATGCGGTGCTTGGTACAGGCGGGCTGACTCCGTTCGTGCCGCTGAATGCCGGCGTCAAAGGCGTCAAGTCGGTCGTCTCCTGCAACTTCTCCGTGGCGAACGGTGGCTTGTGCGCCATCGTCCTCGTCATGCCACTGGAAACCACAATCGCCCTCGAATCAACCAGTGTGGCGGGCCTTGGTGCGGCAGTCGAGAAAGAAGCGTTGCGCCTTCGTGGCGGCATCGTGGAAATCATGGACGGGGCATTCCTTGGGCTATTGGGCCAAGGCGTCGCAGGGTCACTCGCATCTTCGCCGCTTGTCGGCACTATCGAAACAGTCTGGAGTTAAGACAATGGGATTCCAAAGCAGTGATGATCTCATCAACCAGATCACCGTCAACGGCAAATATGGCCGCATCGACTACAACAAGACAACTGCCGTAGCGGGCGTGGCCGGAACCTGGACGGACCTCGGAACGGCAACGGGTTCCATTCCCGCAAATACCTACGCCGGCACTTCGCTGACGTGGGTCGATACCGACGATACGTGGGCGGAAGGCGCGATTTACCACGGCGGCGACGTGTCGACCGCAACCAAGCACTTCCTGAATGCTTCCGCCTCCGTGTTCGCAGCAGCAGGTGCTCCGTGGATTCTCATGTGCGTCGATCAGGTCGGGTACGTCCCGATCACTGGTGCGGACGTTACGGGTACATCTGAACGTACCGTCTCCATGACGGCTATCGGAAGTTCCGCCGCCAAGCGCGACCGCCACGCAAACGGCGTCGGGTTGCGAGCGTACTTCTCGGCAGAGGTCGCGCCATCTACTGGCGGTCCTAACCTGACCTCGTTCAAATACACCGACCAGGCGGGGAACACTGCGCAGAACATGACCACGGCGGTTGGTTTCGCTGCCGCTGCTGGTGCGGTTACGGGTGCGATCCCACACTCAGGCAACGCAGCAACACGCTACGCACCTTTCTTGCCGCTTCTTCCTGGAGACACGGGCATTAAGGACATTGAGAACTTTACGCTTTCCGGCGGTACGGCCTACACGGGTTCAGGGCAGCTTGTCCTGCATCTGGTCAAGCCGCTATGGCAAATCCCGATCCCGGCTTCCGGCATCCTGACAGAGCGTGACTTCGTGAACCAGTTGCCGAGCCTGCCGCAGATCAAGGACGGCGCGTGCTTGCGCTTCCTGCTGTTCCAGACCGGCGCGACCACGAACACTTCGCCGCTGATCGTCGCTGCCGACTACGCATACGGCGGGTAACATGGCCCTGACGCGCAACGGCTCGCACCAACTCTCCGGCTTGTCCCGCTTCCACGGGGCGGTCGGTGCGTATGGGTTACGGTCTGCGTTGGACAACAACGGCACGCGCAAGAACTTCGACTCCGGGGCGCACACGGTATCCGGCGTGACCAACAAGGCCGCGATCCCTGACGGATTCCGTCACCCGATGTCGTGGAAAATGGGCACCAAGGCAGGTTCCCTTTCTTCCCATGTTGAAGCCGACCTTACAGTTACGGGCGCGGCGGACGGGCTTCGTGGCCTTCCGGGTGAGGCATCAGCCTCGTTCAGTATCACCACCAATACCCCGAGCGGAGAACTGATCGTCTCCGGAACCGGCACGGCTGCGCTGCTGCTGGACACGAACACCCCGCTGCTTACCGCATCGCTCAATGGGGCCGGCTCGGCCAGCTTCACGGTTGAAACGAACATCCCTCTGCTTGGTGCAGAAGCCAGTCTGGTCGGCACAACGACGATGGTTATTTCCTTCGCCGATGCCGACATTCTTCCGTTGGATGACAGTCCTGTGCTTCGGGATGCAACCGCTTCGTTTTCTTTCGCGGGAACACTCCAGTCTTACGCCGTTGGGTATATGGAAGGCACGACGGAAGAAGCCGGCCTGACGCCAACGGGCATCGCCAACACGGTATGGGCCAAAGTTATCGAAGCCGGGTACTCGGCGGAACAAATCCTTCGCCTGCTTGCAGCGTATGCAGCAGGATCGGCAACCGGCCTCGAAGGTGCAAACCCGCAATTTACCGGGCTTGACGGGGTCACGTTGCGGATTGACGGAGCCTATTCCGCCGGAACGCGGACTATTGACGCCCTGGACGGTGACTAGCCATGATAGGGAATTGGGTAGGCCAATGGCAGGGTAAATGGGATGGTCGGCTGATAGGGCCGATTGATCCCGGTCTCATCAATGGCACCGCTTCACTCAACCTGTTTGCAGCAGGCAGCGCCTATGGCGTTGCCATCGCTTCGGGCAGTGCATACCTTTCGCTTTCCGCAGATGGCGAACTTACGAACGGTGTCATATTCGCCGATGCTTCAGGAGAAGCGTTCTTCTCGCTTACTCCTGGCGCGGCGCTTACCGGGGCGGCCTACGCAGCAGGATCCGCTGGCATACAGATTGACTCGTCGGCAGTCCTGCTTGGCGCGCTGCTGGCTTCTGGCGCCGCAGAGATTGTGTTCGACGCTTCCGGCGCAGGCTACCTTGCAGTCAATGCCGCATCCTCTGTTGGTATTTCGCTTTCTCAAACAGGCACGCTGACCGCGCTTGGTTTGCTCATCGGCACTGGACAGGTGGACCTGTCTGGTGCGGCAACTCTCACGGGCATCGGGTCCGCTGCTGGCGCATCCGCGATAGAGATTACCCCGTCCGGAACGATCTTCTCGCCGATATGGGCGATAGGCGACACGGATGTTTTGCTAGGGATTACTGCGACGCTGACCGGCGCGCTGTGGCTCAACGGCACGTCCGATGTCTCCATTGCGGCAGACGGATTGCTGTCCGGTATTGGGGCGCTGTCCGGTGCCGCGTGGTTCGCTCTTCGCGCTCGGCACTTTGACCTGTCGCACCATCAGCGGGTTTACGTCACGTCGGTTGTCGAGTCGCTTTACGTCAAGCCCATTGCCGATCAGATTGTCTCTGTTGCGGCGCAAAACAACCTTTCCGTACTGGACGCGATTCAGGTTGTTGTGTCCAAGCACGGCACGGCGCAACTCGTCGTGCAGAACAAGCGCAAGGTCAGCGCACTGGATAAACCTGTCAGCGTCAGTGCGCCGAAGCAGGAGCGGGTTGTTAGCAATCCGAAGGTGTATTCAGTCGCCGAAGACAAGAGACTCGTAGCTTGTTCGGAAAGCGAAATAGAGTTCGTGTTCTCGCAGTTGCAAACGCTGACAGTCGGCACGGAAACAAACCAGGTTTTCATTCAACACAAACCCAAGCGCAGCGCGCTTGAGCAGAACGGGGTTTGACTATGGCAGGCGATCAATACTGGTACAACAAGGTTCTCGGCCTCCATTGCGACGGCACGAACGGCAGTACGACTATCACTGACGTTAAAGGAAAGACTGTAACGGTTAACGGAAGTCCGGCGATAACTACGGCGCAGTACCCGTCGCTGACCGGAAAAACATCATCCTTGCGTATTAGCGGGGCGTATAACTATCTGACGGTGCCGAACTCCTCTGATTTCGAGTTCGGTTCTGGCGACTTTACGGTTCGGCTATGGGTGCGGGTAGACAATCTATCGCAAACTAATCCAAGCTACCTCATACACCGAGGGACGGCGACAGGTTATACAGCATGGGCAATATCCTGTGTAGGCGGAAAATTCTCAACGTATGGCTGTTCGTCAGGCCCGTCTGTTATTTGGAACCTTTCTTCAACGAACACATTCTCTTCAAACACATGGTATTTGGTTGAAGTATCCAGAAACGGAACGACGATAACTCTGCGGGTGAACGGTGTTACTGAAGGAACCGCAACAGGCGCAACTGCTGCGTTAATTGCTGAGTCCGGAACTGTAAAAATTGGGGCCGAACAAACATTTTATGTTTACCCGTTTTCTGGATACATGGCTGAAATAGAGGTTTTTAAAGGCGCCTGCGTAAATACGTCTGACTATACGCCGTCGTCTGCACCTTTCCTCGACGAATATGTCTCCGTGTCCGGAACTGTAAAGGACTCTTCCGGCAACTATGCTTCGAGACTGGTTCGTGTGTCTCGCCGTGATACGGGTGCGCTACTGGCTACGCTAGTGTCGAATCAGACAACCGGCGCATGGAAGCAGGAAGCGGCAAACACGGCCGCGGTTGTGACCAAGCACTGCGCCGTCCTTTACGACATTCACCCGTCAAGATACATGGTGCTCGGCCTTCATTGTGACGGCACCAACGGGTCAACTACATTCTCCGAAGTTACTGGAAAAACGGTGACTGCTGGAGGCAATGCGCAAATCAGTACCGCGCAAAGCAAATTTGGCGGCGCGTCCGGTTATTTCGACGGCACTGGGGATTATCTTTCTCTCGCGTATTCTACTGATTGGGACTTTGGAACTGGTGATTTTACTGTGCGCTGTTGGGTTCGCCTTGGCAGCACGGGCACCGTCCAAACGTTTTTGTCCAATTACCAAACCACCACTGTTGGTTGGACTTTCCAATACAAGGGTGACACGACCACGCTTCAGTTTCTTAACGGCACCACGGTCTTGTTAGGGGCGACTTGGGCACCGTCTGCCGATACTTGGTATCTGGTCGAGGTTTCACGCATATCTGGTTACTTGCGTATGTTTGTTGATGGTACGCAGCTAGGTGTTTCACAAAGCAACACCACCGATATTACCGGATCAACCAGCAGCCTTTACATCGGCGCTCAGGACGCATCCAACACGACCCCGTTAAACGGGTATCTCGACGACATCGAAATCTACAAAGGCGTCGGCTTGAACAACTACGGATACACAGTTCCAACCAGCGCATTCACCTATTCACCAATCGCCACGCCGGAAAACGCTTTGGTTTACGACAACATCACCCCCGTCTAAAGGAGAAACATCATGGCAATCATCCGATTTGTAACCACCGCAAAAAACAACGCACTTGACACCCTGAAAACCGCCATCGACGCTGGCGCTGGCGCAGGGACGATCAAGGTCTACAACGGCACGCAGCCGACCACGGCAAACGACGCGATTACGTCGCAGACGTTGCTGGCAACGCTGACGTTCAGTGACCCGTGCGGCACGACATCGGCTGGTACGCTCACCATGTCGGCTATTACGCAGGATACGGCGGCGGATGCTACGGGAACTGCAACGTGGGCGCGGATTGCGGACTCGACAGGATCAACGGTATTCGACGTTGATGTTAGCGTCACTGGTGCAGGCGGAACGCTTCAGTTCAACACGACAAACTTTGTTATTGGCGGTCCGGTGCTGATCAGTACGTTCACAATTACCGTCCCGTAATATGTCGTACTCCCCGCCCAGCGGGAATGGCGTCAATTTTCAACAGACGGGGATCGCCTATACCCCGCCTGCCGGTAATGCTGTAAATTTTGTCCCGCCGCCAACAGGCAGTATTGACGCGCAAATACTGTTTGATATTTATGCCAGCGGTGCTGTCGGGTTTTCTGGACTATCTTCTGCGGAGATTATTTTCTCCGCCCCGATTATCGGGATAGTCTCTCCGGTAGGTGTATCCAGAGTCGAGCTTCATCTTGATACGTCGGCATCAGGAAATACGGTAGCAAACGCAACGGCCTCAGCGGCGCTCGTATTCTCAGCAGGAGCTACAGGTTCAGTACGGCCAATCGGTTCAATCACGACGCATGTAGACTTTATTGGTGCGGCCGTGGGGTCAGGAAACGCGATCAGTGGTGTCGCGGCGTCAACGCTACTCATGGGCGCGGTCGCAGAAGGGCAATTTTCACCACCGGGTAGCGCCTTCGCCACGCTATCATTTGTTGCTTCGGCTACAGGATATAGAGCGCCAACAGGGGTATTGGCTTCCTACGTGCGATTTTCTGGAAATGGGGTTGGGGTTACTGGCTTCGTTGGTTCAGGCGCGGCATCGCTACGGTTTTCAATGTTGAATACTGGTGGAGTGGGTCGTGTTGGAACAGGAGCAGGGGCATTCAGGTTTTCCGCAGGGTCTTCCGGAGCAGTCGGAGGGAAAGGGGAAGGAAACGCAAACGTATTATTTGCACCAGAAGCAATTGGGATGGTCAAGAGCATCTACTATGGCTCAGTTTCGGCTGACCTTGCATTTTATGGGGTAGGGGCGGGCGTACTTCCAGATGCACTATACATAGAGCCTGACGCCATCATCTTTGCCAAGTCTGAGAACAAGCAAGTCGTGGTGATGACGTAATGCCGTATGAAGACAAAGAACTGGACCGGCTATTCCCTACTAGGGTGGGGGAGTCTATCGGTACGGATAACGAGCGAACGATGCTCGACAACATAAATGGGGCGAACCAGATTCGCACCAGCATCCGTCTGGAAGAAACTGACACCTGCAAAACAACGATAAGACTTCGCACTAGGGCGGGGCACCCAGACTTCATTGTTGAAAAGGAGTGTTCAGGCGAAGAAAGCCAACCTGTGTATATGGACTCAGGGATTGTCGACCTGTTGTCGATAGCGCCGTACAACCCGCTTACACTTGTGTCCGCACCGCTTTACTATGGGTCGATCCAGAGGGCGTACTTTGCGCTTAAAAAACTTCTCGGCAAGATAATCCCACCGAGCATCTTGACAACAACCCCTCCGCCAGAATCAGTTGCGGGTCGCAGTTTCTTGGCGGAACGTGGCGACCTGGTTGGAAAAAAAGATTGCGCAGCGAAATGTCCGGCCAGCATGTTTACCGGCAAGGCAAGGCTATACGCGCAAGCACTTTACGGGAACGACCTGATTAACTGGAAATGGACACTCGATATTCCAGACGGACTTAGCCCGAGGATGGTTCACGATAATGGCGCAGTGCTGAATATAAACAGCGGAATCTACATTGATGACAAATACACGCACTGGCTGATAACGATCTATCCAGACGGGATCAGAATAACAAAACTCGTTCGTGACAAGCGCGTTGAGCCGCTGATAGCGAAGCTGAAAGACCCTGCCTGTTTAGCAGACCACAAGAAGATCGAAGCCTACATATTGGCGTACTCGACGCCATCATCAACAATGACGTTCGCGCTTGATGTTTCAGTTCCCACGACAGATATGCTCGGGTATGGGTGGAAGTTCAATTGGGACGGAAGCCGTGCAGACATAATCCAGCACGTAGAAAGCTCGCCGGTCCATACATCAACGCATTTCAGGTTCTCGTTTAATCGTAATTCTTCTGCTGTTGTTCCAGGAAACCTTACGCTCCCTGAGCAGGAGGCGACGCGGTGGACTGTTGGCCTGTCCATTGTTGAAGGTCCAGTAACCTGGCACAACTCTAAGTTTTCTCAAACCATCGCAAGCCCGGATTGGCTGACGAACCTGCTTTACATTTTTGGAACGCTGTATGGCGGTCAATACGGAAGCAACGCCCCGGTCTACTGCTTCTACAAAGAAAACGACGAGCTAGAAATATTTCGCTACTCTACGTCAGGAGGCGAAGGTGGGGTCATGTACATGGTTACGTCTGAGCCTGCGGCGTGGATGTGGCCGGTCGATTGGACAACCGAAAATCTCCTTATCTACACCTGGTTCGGGTCAGTCGGGCTAGAAGGCGCTGAGGGAGAGCGCCGAGTAAGAACAGCGACTCCGACTATCTCCGGCTTTTCGTGCGGGCAAGCGTCTTCCGTTTCTTCAGAGCAAAGTTATGAATTTGACAGGTATACGCTCAGTAGTAAAACTTTTGTCGGAGACGGCTCTACGTGGGTTAGCACAAACGTCGGGTTTAACGCATATGAGCAAAACAGGTTCGCCCGTGATACCGGATGGGGTCCCTGGTATGTAACAGGAGATGGTAAGCAGCGGTATAACAGCGGTGTTGCCTTAATCCACGAAGACGGTGAATACCTCGGGTATGCAAGTGGAAGCGATAACTTTATGAGTACGCTCGGGTACTCCAGGTATTACTACGATGGAACTCACGTAGAGACACTCAAAACGGCGCTCATTATTCCTTTCCATGACGCCGAAGCGGCGTATATGTGGGGCAATCTGAACACCGTGGAGACTGCTACAGTTACCGGCGGGTATTGTGAGGGAACAAACCAGCCAGGATTTTTCTGTAACCGTGCAAGATATGTGTTTTCTGATGGCTCCGGCGGGTACACCTATTACTACTACTTCGAGTACGCAGGGGGGGACGGAACGCACCTTGGCACAAACAATGACCCAAACACGGACCTCAACGACACAAATGACACGTTGATCGTCAGCAAAATAGTTACCCGCTCCGGGGCTTACGAGTTTTCTCCAGAGACTTCAATGGTCCCTTTCTTTGCAGGAACGCCTTATGTAACGCAGCAATTTTCAACCGTGTCCTCAGTTAATGCGCTGCTGTACGGGCAAGGGGTACAATACGTTCCAGGTGTAAACCTCGTCAATTTCTTATTGCGCCCCACATTCGTAGGATGGGCATAATGAAAACTCTACCTATTGGCCCGTTCCTTGGCCTGAATAACCGCCTTCCTGATACTGCGCTCACCACGGAGCATGGGACGTGGTTGAAGGAGGCGGTTAACGTCGACATCGACAACGCCGGGCGCGTTCGGCGGCGTGACGACGTGACTATTATCCAGGCCATGACCGGAGCGCACTCTGTCTTTGCGACCGGTGCGACAACCGGATACCTCATTCGGGCCAGTGTGCTGTACAGTTTCACAACCAGCCCGTCGTACTCCGAGACGCTGTTGAAAATCCTGACCGTAAATACGGCAGCGCACTACCACGAGTACAACGGAAGCCTGTACTACTCGAACGGAACTGACTCCGGGCGTGTCGAGGCCGGCATCTGGTTTCCGTGGGCGCTTCCTACGCCAGACGCACCGACAACGGCTACGACCAGTGGCGGGCTGCATGTTGGCGGGTATCAGGTCGCAGTGCGTTACTACAACAGCGTCACTGGTGAAGCCGGTGGTATATCGGCCTCTACCACCCACGAAACTACCGCAGACCCGCAAGGCGTCCGCGTAACGCTTCCTGCTCCGACCTCTGGTGCGACGCACGTTCAGGTATTCATTTCCAGACAGAACGGCTCGGAAGTCTATCTCCACTCAAGCGTAGCTACCGGAACCTCCGTACTCGACATCGTCAGTATCGACGCGCTTACAACCACTTCCGATCCGTACTTCGCTTCACCCATGCCGGCGTGCAACAACCTGTTTGTACACATGGGAAGGCTGTGTGGGACAAGTGGCAGCAGGCTCTACTACGGGCTGGCGTACAGGTTCGGCTACTATGAAGCGTCTGACGGGTATATCGACTTCGAGGACGACGTGCAGGTGGCTGTGCCAAACCAGTTCGGTGTCTATGTGGCAACAGAAACGAACACCTATTGGTTCCTCGGCGATCTGTCCAAAGTCGAGCGTATCTCCGACCCGTTGCCGTACGGCGGGCAGTTCGGTACGGCATTCAGGCTCCCCCACAAGAAGTTGGTAGGGTGGTTCGGAGCAAACGGCTTCGTCATCGGCGATGAGCAAGGACAGGTTACAGCCATGATGCAGGAGGCCGTTGATGTTACGCCAGACAACGGTGGGTGGTCAGCAACGTTCTCGAATCGTGGGTACCGTCGCGTGGTGTCCAACGGATACTGCATGAACCTGGAGACGGGGGCGGTTTCTACATACGCCGACTACGCGGTTACGTCCGCTTCCGGCGGGTTTGGCACGAAAGCTGACGGTCTTTACAGCCTGACCGGTGAACAGCCGGTCGACGCGCATATTGACCTAGGAAAGCAAAACTTCGGGGCCGAGAACCTGAAGCACATGCCCGCATGTTACATCGGCGTGTCGTCGGAGACCCCCATGGAGCTTCGCGTGTCGCCGTCAGACGACAAAGTGTGCGAATACACTGCGCGGTCATGCAGCCTCGATACGCGAATACAAAGGGTCGATATTGGTAGAGGACTTAGGTCCAGTTGGTTCGGCCTTTCCATCTATAATACGGAAGGCTCTGATTTCACGCTGGCGAGCGTTAGCTTTGCGCCGGTCGCATCCGGCAGAAGGATTTAATCATGTCCGACATTATCGACATTCACGCACACCTGATCGGGACTCCGGCCAACGGTGTCAACCTGTACCAAGTCCCGAATGCGTCAATGGAGGTATTGGAGGATGTCATAAATGCGACGTGGAATCTTGCGCTGACGAAATCAGACGCGGTTACTTCAAAAGTAACGTCAGCTACCGCCGATAACGCCCTGCTTGACCCGGACCTGGCGCCAACAGCGTCGGCTGGGACTGTCGTTGTTCCGACGATTGATGAGCCTCTGGTCGATATTCCGGCTAGCGCCAGTGTTGACGACGTATTCTTGAAGTTCAACGACGAGTACCCTGACCTGGCTGCGTGGCTTGTATCGCAGTTCACCTACCTGCACGCCAACTACTTTTCCGACTACTCGATCTTCGTCGGCGCGATCAATCCATCCAGCAGCCCGACTGCGGCGGCGGGTGCTGTTGCCGCGCTGCTCATCGACGAACCGTTAGTCGATCTCCCTGCCAGTGCGAGCGTTGATGACATTTTCATGAAGTTCAACACCGAGTATCCAGACCTTGCGACGTG